CTACCCCTTGAGGGCCTTGGCTGCCGTTAGCGCCTTGGGCGCCCTGATCGCCTTGAGGGCCTTGAGGCCCACCAGCGTCACCCTGTGGCCCCTGCGCTCCCTGATCCCCCTGGGGGCCGGTGATGGTAACGGCATCGAGTAGTTTTACTAGCTGAAATGGCATTATGAGTAGGACAAACTGGTAAGTGATTGATTACTTAACGATATTGTGTTATTCTTAGCAATACGACCAGCAAGATAGACCTTAACCAATTCAAAGACCTCTTCTACACGCGCAAACTTCCTCTTAAGGAAGTAGCCAAGTTTTTTAAGGTTCACGAAAGTGCCATTGGTAATTTCCGACACCGTCATCATCTCCCACCTCGCGGCTGGTCGTCTCACCCAATGGCAGGGAAACACCACACTGACAAGTCGAAAGACAGAATGAGCAAGTCGAACAAGGGGAAAACCCTTGGCGATAGGAATGGTAATTGGAAAGGTGGACGTTTCCGCACATTTAATGGCTACATCCTGATTAAAGCTCCCGGTCATCCTTTTTGTGACCAGTTTGGGTATGTAAGGGAGCATAGATTGGTCATGGAGAAACAACTTGGTCGATTCCTTCAACCACAGGAGATTGTTCATCACATCAACGGGGTAAAAACAGACAACAGACCGGAAAACCTTGTTGTCTGTTCCAATTCGGAACATCACAAGATTTATCATCTCGGTCTTTCTATGAAGGCTATTGATAAAAGTCCGTCTCATGTCAAACATAGGCTAAGAATAACTAAGTGAAGTTAAATCTGTAGCGACGTTGTCAAAGTCAGCGTTACCGTCGGCGAAGGTCAGCACACCGGAGTCGTATTTAAAAGCCTGCCACTTGGCCTCGGCCTGAAGTGTCCCCGGATCGGCCATGCCGACATAGGTGGCCGTACCATCGGTCTGGATTTTGACGGCCATCGGGATCTCACTGGTGTCAACCGTCCCGGTAACGGTGGTGTTCGTCTTGAGCCTATCGGTAACAGGGTCAACCTTCAGCTCCCGGACGTATTCGTTGGCGTCGTCCGTCACCCCGCCGACGACGGGGACATGGTTGGCGTCACGCCGAAACCTTTGATCGGCCATTGAGTTGTTTAATCTCTAACATAGTTGTTCTTAGTGTCGCTTCCCTGTCTTCCAGCTTCTTCTGCCAGACCAAAAGCGACTGCTCTTTGTCAGCCAAAGCCTTGGCCATGGCCTTCAAGCGGCTGGCGGCAGACAATAGCTCCTTATCGGTGGAGGCGCTTTTTGATGACATTGGTTCGGTCGCTCTCCCATGCCTCCTGCTTGCGGCGCTTGTTCATCGTGGCATAGAAAACGGACTCGCCCTTTTTGTCGCCGTATTGGCCGCGCATTGAAGCGAGAACCTTTCGGCCTTGGTTGGACAGAGGCATATTAGCGTTTCAGTGAATGGTTAAACGGCTGGCGGTGGTGTCCCGCCGGTTGGTTGTGGGGTAGCATTGGGGGTAGGCTGGCTGACCACCTGTTTGGCGACGGCCAGTTCCGCCTTTAAATGGCTAACGAAGGCTTGTTGGGCTTCCGGGGGTAGGGCGCTGAACTCCGGCGAGTCCAGTTGGATATTGTGGGTCTGGATGTGGGCGGCAGCCGTCTGTGGGTTACTGACTTCGGGGTTTGGCTCCATCGGTTGCCCTTGTCTGATGGCCTCAAAGTCCTGTAAAGCCCCTTGGGAAGAGGAGCCGTCGGACGGCGTTCCTAACTCGGCGTAGAGTTGCTGTGGGGCACTGTTTTGGAGAAACGCCCGGTAAGCCATTTCCCTCGGATTGGCCCAGTCCAGCTTCTCGTAAAGGTCGATGTCGCTGATCCTGCCCATCTTGGCCAGTTCCAGGGCTTCATTCCTTCTGGTCGTGTCGTCGGTAGGCAGGGTTGATCCTCTTTTGACCATGATGATCGGCGGGCGGAATTCCCCGCTTTGCTCCTCGGTCTGTTCGCCACTTGAGTCATTCCTGACGATGGTTTTGGAATACTCCCTGATGAGATTATCCCTGCTGATGGACAGGTCGTCTTCGTCGTCAAAGGAATAGACGTGAGGTTCGGTATAGTGAACCAGCATCATCTGGAAAAGGGCTTGGAAATACTGCTCGTTAAAATCCTCGTAAGCCTTGACGATATCATCTATCCTTCCGTAATCCTGTTTCTGCTGTAGGATGTCTTGGGTGGCGGTGTTGGCCTCGCCGGCGCCCCTGGTGATTTCGTGCGTCCCCCAGATGGAGTCAATGGCCGCCTCCGAATGGGTCATGTCATCAAAGACAAACGGCGATAGTTGATTGCCAGTGATCCTGGCGATACTGTCCTGCGGCCTGCCCTGACCAACCCAAATCTTTAGGTTCGGCTCGTCGTCAATCTTGGCAAACTCTTCTTTGCTAATACCGGAACCGGAACCGACCAGCACCCCGTTTGCTTCGTCGGCGTTGTCCGATATCTGCCTCTTGCGTTTATTGACCCCGTCCTGGATCAGCACCGATTGTTCGATAAAGGAGGTGTTGGAGTAGATCATGTCCCCCAGGTTGAATGTCTGGAAGAAGATGTAGGGGACTCTTGGTTTCTTAAAGAGGTTGTAGCCGATGGCCTTGGCGTTGCCGTTCTCGTCAACTTTGATAGCGTTTCCCCAATCCCAATTCGGGTTCTTTTGCTTGTCCAGGATCACCCCCTTACACTTCCATACCTGAAACTCGGGGGTGTTGAACTCGACAAAGCCAAGTTTCGCCCCCATCCTCTCATCATTTTCGCTGGTAATCCCCAGTTCCCGCAACAGGTCGGCCTTTTTGTCGGGATAGAGCCTGATAACCTCGGCAACGGTGTAATTGTTGATGAATTCGGCTACAAAGGATACCGAGTCCAAATCCCTGGCGTCGGGGTCAATGACCAAGTGTTCAGTCTCGACATATTCAAACGCAATCTCTTTGGTGTCCTTATCCCAATGGTATTTGATACAGCCCAGCAGGTCAATGAAATTGCCCCTCACCGCCTTCCGGTTGTTCTCCAGCATTTTGTCGTGGACTTCCCAGCGTGTTTTCATGATCTTTTCCACGGAACGGTCGTAGGGCTTGTTGCTGGAAAGCAGTTTAGGCAGGGGTGGGTTTTGGGTGATGATCGGCAACATCGTCTCCATGTCCCGGAAGATGATGTTGTTGACGATCTTGGCTTCGTAGTCCTTCAGCTTCGAGGCGTCCAGATGCTGCCCCAGCCAATACCTACGGTTCTGTTTGGCCCGGGTTCTGACCTTCTCGTAGAGGGGTTTGGCGGACTCAACGGCCTTGTCAATGCGGGAGACTAGCTCGCTGTCCTCGATCTCAAGGGTAAGAAGCGGGGTATCGGACTGTATCCCCTCGCTGTATAGTTTCTTCATGCGAAAACTAAACTGCTAAATGGGATCTTCAGCCCTCTGCCTAATTCATACACCATACCTCACTTTATGTCAACGGTGGTATCGTGCTTACACCGGCTACAACGGATTATCAGTTTGTCGTCCCTTTGAACGGCCAGCAGCTTGTTGCATTGGGGGCAGCGGACTTGCTTCAGAAAGACGTCTATTTCCCGCTTCAAAACAACGATTTCCTCATAGATAACGCCAGTCACGTTTTTCCTCCCCTACAATCTCCTTAATGGATAACGCCGGTATTTTGTTGCTCTCGTCCACAAAATAGGACTCCCGGCCATGGAATGCCCTGAAATTGTCCCTAAGTGTAGCACCTTCGCCCTGTAGCCTGCGTCCAACCGCCACCAGGTAGTAACCCGTGGCATGGACGAAATGATCCACACCGTTGGCGCTCTCCCACCTGACCACCGGGTTGCCGATATTGTCCTCCTCCTGCACCCGATACATCGACTTCCAATGTTCGATATACTCCGACAGTTCCCTTGGGTTTAAGTGGAAAGCGATATTACCCTCAACCATCTCGTCAATGACTTTCTGGATTAGCCGTGTCCGGTCAGAAAACACCGTGCCATAGTCGTTGTCTTTTTTAAACTCGGTGATGTCGTTGTTTTTAGTATTCTCCCGATAGTAGTTGATAAACACCCTGCCTTTGTACTTCTGCATCAACTGACGGGGGACGGTGATATCGGGCATGGCGTCTATCACCATCACCGCGTCATACTTGAGAAACAATTTGACCACATCATCCCAGTCCCGAGTCTTCTCGATAAGGAATACCCCATAGGGAGTACCGGCCACAACGTGCTTCTCTATCCCCACATCCACCCCAATGCACACATCGGTCCTACTGGACGGTTTGGTCGTGGTGTTGCGGAGCACCAAGTCGGCGTCAACCACGATATCCGATCCGGCATAGGGTAAGCCCAAGACAAAGTTGTAGAAGTATTGCTTGTCCTTGGTCTCGAAAGTGGTTATCAACTCCTCGGCTGTATGCCAATCGCACATCATCTGGTTGATCCAGTAGCCGGATATCTGCTTGTCCTGCCACTTTTTCACCCAACGTCCAACCCGCCTGTCCTCGTCGGATAGGGGATTGTGGCACCTTTGGCAGACGAAGACCCGGCGCTCCAGATCCACGTTCTTCTCCCAATTCAAATACTGCTCACAACCACAGCGGGAACAGGTGATAAACCAGTGCTTTTGGTCCGACATATTCCAATACTTGTGTACCCCGACATTGGGGAAGGAAGTGTTGGAAAAGTGCCACTGTCCTTTGTACTTGGAATACTGCAACCTCGACTCATACTGCCCGATTACCCCGGCATCTGACCTATCCTCCTCGTCATAGACGTTGAGGTCGGAGGAAAACATCAGGGCGGCTTTCTCGGTAAACGTCCCCCGGTAGTAAATGAACCTCTCCCCCACCTGTTTCTGCTCCAAATTGTCCTTATCCTTGATACAGGCGGCGATGGCGGGGTTTAAAACGATCATCCGGTTGACCTTCTCGGAAACAAACTGGTTGGCGTCACCAACTGTTGGCAGGGTGTAGATGACGTTATATTTACGCTTCACTGCCGCATAGATGGTCTTGAGGATGGCCATGGTGGAGAACCCAACCTGGGCGGCCTTGGGGATGGCCTGGATCGGCGACCAGTCAAGGTAGATGTCGTAGAGGAAGTAGTGATGGCTAAACTCTATGGGATCGCCACGCTCGTTGATAATGCCATTCTGCTCGATCCACTCAATGATCGACTGGTCCTGGGCTGCCAGCAGAAGGTTTTTGTAGTCGCTTTCGGCGTTGCTCATCTCTCCATTGGGTGAATGCTTCTAACTCGTCGGGGCTGATGTTGAGGTTATTGGTGGTGAGGTTGACCTGGACATTGGTATTGCCACGGTCATTGATGTGGCCTTTAAGCTCCAAGGCGGTTTTTAGAAACTTGTGCCTTACGTCGTGGTCGGGGACGTCAATAAAGTCATCGGTGCTCTCGTCGGCCTCGGCCAACTCGCCCTTTTTGGTGATTACCCTGGCGCTAACCGTCTTGTTGGCAGCCAACCCCTCATCAAGAACCTGTAACAACCTATCGTCGGTAATCCCCTTCTCCTCCATCAAAGGCACAAGTGAAAGTTTAGCGTAGTTTTGGGACGCTATTGCTCTGGCACTGTCACGGCTGCTAACGTCGTAGACCTGCATGGCCGCCTCGGTGCCGTCGCCAAGTTCCACAGTCTTTTTGGCCCACTTTCTCTCTTTGATGGTCTGGGGTGGCCGTTTCTCTTTTGCTTCTTTCATAGCATTCGTAGCAGGCGACTGCTAAAGTCGTCAACATCTAAATCGAGAATCTGGCAACAGAGGACAAACATTGGGTGCTTACGCTTTACCCAGGAGATGACTTCCAGCCGGTATTTCTTGAGGTGTCTGGCGTCGCTTATGGCAGTAAGGATTATCTTGGCGCATAAGTTCCTATGACAGGCTAGGATCATCAAGCTTATTATAGCCTAACTGCTTGAGTTCCTGCTTGGAGTAGATGCTCTTTAGTTTATCCGGCTCGTGCTGGTAGGCTTTGGCAAAGTCCTCGTTTGGCTTGCCGTTCTTCCAGGGTTGGAGGGTGTCAGGGCTGCGTTGGGCTGCCTCAACCTTGCGTCGCCAGCCTTCGGTGTAGTATGTGGGTCCATGGTGGAGCCTGGAAATGTCGATCTGCCCGCACTTGGTGCACTGGCGAACGATCATGTCCATCGTCTGCTCGACAATCCGCCACCGCTTATTACCGATGATCGGGTAGTGGTGACAGACCTTTCTTGGTGAAGCCATCGGAGGGTCGGACATATAACTTGAACTCGCCCTGTTGCAGCCTCTTCTCATACTCTCGAAGACAGGGTAAGTGCATGTAGATCCCATGCGTCACTGAACGGAAGTATTCGTCTTTGGCTAGGTCGATCTCCTTCTCACAGTAAAAGCAATTCATAGCTTATCGTAAAACTCCTTGGCCTGTTCTTTCCTGATCTCCTCCTGGGTTTTGGCTTTAAACACCGCCCCAGTTGGTCGTTTCTTGGGGATGAGTCTGGCAATCTTGCGGATGGTGCTGCGCCTGATTGAGTAGCCTAGAAGGAACGAAAGGGCACCGATGACCAGGGAATAGAAGATGTAAACGAAATCCTGCATAACCAGTCTAGTATACCACTCCCCTACTCTCCCCCACCGCCTTCAACCTGTCCCCTATCAGCTTCAGGATGGCTATTTCCCCGTATATTCCCCGCATCATCACGTCTGCTGACAAACTCCCTGATGGCTTGATCGACCAATACCGTCATTGGCTCTCCCGTCACCTCGCTGATCTGGTGAAGCCTGCGGATATGCCTCGAATGGATAGCGGGCTGATACAATTTTTCGTCGTCACTTCGGCTAATTCTCTCCCTCATGGCCTGTTTAAAAAGTAAACCAACCCCATCATCGCCAACAGAAAGATCAGGGCTTTGACGATGGAGACGTTGTTATTCATCGTAGCTCTCCCTATAACGACGAAACCAGCGATCCAGCCTTGCCCGCTCTCTCTCCTGCCAACTCACCTTCTGCAAGTGGCGGGTCATGCGTTTTCTGCCGGCAATGTGGCTGCGGTGGCCAGTGGGTTTGCGCATGGCCTGATTATAGACCTTCGAGATTGGCGTTGATTCTCTGCACTTTCCCTACGAGATATCTGGCCGTCTCGATCAAGTTGTCTATCTTCGAAACGGGGGTGTTTTTCTCCTGCCCCTCTGGAAGGTTGATCCCCAGAAGCTCCTCGGCGCGCATGATCTCCCTGCCAAGGGTCATCATCGCCTCGGCGACGGTTTCTTTAACTGACTGATTTGCTGTATCAATTGCCATTGATACCTCCTTTTGTCTGAATTGATAACTGTTGTTCGCAGTCTTCGATGCCAGTTGCCACAAACGCTACCGCCCCCTGCTGCCGCATCTCGTCCAAAAACATCTCCTGAAACTGGGTTAGTTTGCCGCCCTTGGCCTTACACTCCACAAAGATTGCCCTGCCTCCTGGCATAACGCCCATGATGTCGGAAAACCCTTTGGGGGCTAACCTGATCATCCGCCTCGATCGCTTCTCGCCTGTCGGGATCATCCCGGCATTGATCCGGTATGCCTTGATACCTCGCAGTCTTAGATATTGGAGAACGTGAGCCTGAATTGCTGACTCAGGAATTCTAGGTCGACTAAACCGATGTTTAACTGTCATGTGTTAAGTTCGTATAACTCTACATTACTAACTCCAGGGACTTCATTTAGGCTCGCAAACTCACCATAGACACCAATAGCTGCAATATTGTAGGCTAGAGCCGCTTCTTCTCTGGTGTCATACCTCCCTATTACCACAAAATGTCCTTTAAAATGGATACCAGCCCGCCACCTTCGCCTTTCAAAGAAGATACCTCTATAACCGCTTGTATTGTCTCTCCGCAGTCTGGAATTGGCAGCGTTCTCAGACTTGCCACAAATTCGAAGATTGCCTCTTCTGTTGTCTAGCTTGTTCTGGTTAATGTGGTCAACAATTGACCCTTTGGGGGGATTGCCTATCAGCCTGTGCATGTAAATTCCTTGCCGTTTCCCGTTTCTCCTTGTGTATGTACGAGCATATCCATTCTTACTTCGGTGCCAATGAAAACCATCAACTTTTTCACGATCAAGCAAATCCACGATCGTATAGCCACCGTTGGATAGAGGAATAATGCTAAACCAATTACCAGAGATTTGGCTTTGGATGGCTCGTTCGGGGATGTTCATGATCTCCGTTTAAATGATGACCTGCACACTGGGCATTCGGCCAAAAAGATGTCTTTCCCAACTCTGGCTCTCTGGGGAGGTTCGCAGTCGCACGTCCAAAGGGCTAGCGTTGACCTGCCCTTAGGTGGCTGTTTGCCCAAGTAATCCAGAAGCCACTTGACGTACTGGGGGTAGGTGGCCATAAGC